CTTAGAGGGTGTAAGTCTCTGATATCGTCGTTCATCAACATGACGAATTCTTCAACAACTCGAGCTATGAAATCATTTGGTTTCTTATCATTGGCTACAAAAGTAACCCGTCGCTCAATTGATTCAGACATGGTCTCCCAACGTTTAATCATTGGCATCATCATACAATCAGTTATGATGGGTTTGGTGTATTGTCTTGCGCTAACTTCCGGCACATCTGCATCACTGGTTACAGGCCAGTGGACGCGTGGCATTGTGGGCTTATATATGGTGGACGTTACAGGGCTGACGACTTTCTTGCCCGTGTAATACTGTACTATAATTGACGTGTACAGCGGATCTTTATGTCCCATACCTATTAATCGTGCGTTGACAGACTGTGTGGCTCCTAATCCAGATAACATATCGAGTTTTTCCTTCTCAATGGTTATTTGAGCATGTTCTCCTTCTCTACCAATGCTCACCATTAAGTTGTTATCAGTGGTCACATATTCAAGTCTGTTCCATCCAGGTTTGGTTTCATCCTGGTATTTAATTCGTTTCAGTTTTCGAGTATTTATTTCGTTGTTAATCCACGAGAACCTCCAGACGGTGTATTGAGGCACTGTGTAAACTAGTGCTCTGTCTGGACAATCGGTCCAAGGGCGGCAGTGGTGTATCTTATGAAAACCAACTTTCTCTAAGCCAAGTAGTTTAAGCGGTAGGGTTAATATCCATTGTTTGATGGTTTGGCGGACTCTACTGGTGATAAATTCACCGGATTCGCACCAATCCCATACAGGATGTACCCAGGCCGCACCACCACTGACTTTATACTCAACCAAGTTGTTCTTGATTGTAAATGGTGAATCAGCGTCAAAACCACTAACTTTCATCGGATTGAAAGTATGTAAAATTACGGGACGCATATGTTCTAATAACACGTCAGGCTCAGTAACGTAGTAATCTACGTCAATACCGACGATAAATGCGTCTTCGCTTGGTGTTTGGTTTTGAAAATCTTGTGCTAGATCACCAACTGCAAAATGAAAGTGGTTTCTTTGTCCTTCAGTTGAATTTGGGTTTGGATTTAATTCAAATTTCTCACCGCCTACAACCTTTATAGCTTCATGTATAAGGCGTCTTGCTGAGTCTCTAACAGCTCCTGAAACGGCATGTCCATTCTCAACGGCACGTTTTGGTGTTGTGGTACGTAAGCTGTCTAGCGGATAAAATTTAACTTTTATCGGGGTCTTCGTCTTGTCAATGACAGCTCGTTGCAATGCACGTGTAGCTCGGTTTCCTGTACTCTGGGGATACGGCGCTATTGCCGCATAGCCCCAAAATTCAGATATGCAATGTATGACTACACTGCAGCCAGAAGCAAAAAGTAAAAATTTGATGCTAGGTTTACCTAATGCTATCTTTAATCCGTCGTATAATTGCGTCCGGACGATCTGGTGTTCTCCGAAAATGTCTTTTATCATTGTACAGTACTCCATTTCAAACTTCGATAGCACTAAATGTCACAGTATCTGTCTCATTTGATCCTGTTTGTGTAGCATAGTAAGTCACACTGCTTCCAACTGCAGGTGTT